ACATCAACTGCCTCTTTCCTGACATTGTGATGCTGGTTCTGATTCTCCGGCTTTACCTTCTCGGTAATGCTGTTGAATTCTTCATTGCTTTTCTTTCTGTTTAACTTCTCTTGATCCTTCTTATCCATTTCCTCACCTCAGATATAGTATGTGAGGAATGGAATGTTTTATGTATTGGAAAAGCACCCTGGAGGGTGCCTATTAATTGTTTGTTTCTTTATCTTTTTCTATAATTTCCATCACTCTTGTGCCCGCATGCATTTTAAAAAGCTGAAAAATGTTAAAAATAAAACTTTTTATCTCCCACATTATATAGAAAGCGAAAAAGAAATATAAATTTAACAATAGTATTGCTAAAGCATTATTATGTGTTCTTCTTTCAAAACATACAAAATCATTTGGAATAGCTTCTAAGCACAATGACAAAAACAAATTCAAAAGTATAAAAAACAAGCACAGCATCATCAAATTCACAAATTCCTCATTAGTCTCTTGTAATTTGCTTTTGTCTTTACCATTTTTTTCAGTTTTACTATTCAACATACGAATCAATAAGTCATCATTGACCAAAGCTTGAAAAAATACATATCCTGTAAATACGATTCCAAATATCGCCAATAATACAGCATTAATTTTTTCTACTGAATTTTCAAAAAGATCAATCGTATCTTCGGAATAGCCAATTAGGAATGCCGGCATCAATGCTACTAAACAAATAAACAAGAATTTTTTAATCTCCTTTTTTGTGGGTTTTAAACTTTCGAAAGATTCCAGCATTATTTGATTAGATGATTGAGGTTCAAGCATTTTTTGTAATAAATCAATGTCGATTTTTTTCATTCTCTCACCCTCCACATCAAATACTATTTTTTAATAAAACCTATTATCTTACTGCTATTTCTAGAATATATTTCATTGTTATTTTCACTCACATACGTAATACTTTCCAATTTTTTACCTTCTTCAATAATCTGTGATATTTCGTTTCTCAAATTTCCTTGTTGAATATCCAAATCCATACTCTCTGAAATCATTTCATTTTTTATTCTTGTCTTTTTCTTCTTTCCAGCTTCAGTTCTATAGGTCACCTTGAATATCGGCTCTACAATCCCGTTAGATTTTTCAACTAAATCAATCACTTCTTCTATATTTCCAGGTGATTTTAAAATCAAATCTGTTTTCTTACATCCCACTGCTCTTCTGACATCATTTGATATATCTCCTAATATTCCACCAAAATCAATATCACCATTTAATGGATAAAATCTTAAGCATAGTTCATTAATTTTTTCCACTTCTTTTAATGAATCTACCAATTTTTTTCTCATTGGAATACCCACTACATTTAATACAGGTATCGGAAGTTCTTTTTCATTCTTTTCCTTTAAGCCCTTATTTACCTCTTTAACAAATCTATTCAAAAAATCTTTCGCTGTTGCCTTAAAATTTTGAATTGTCGGACTTCCTTTTTGATTTTTAACAAATAGCATTCTATGATTCTTCAAATAAATCACAAAAATTGAGAATGGTGCAGATGGATATTTTTCATCCTTTTCAATTATATCCCAATTTTCATTCACATCAGATTTTATTTCTAAGACAGTTCTCTTAACTATTAGGCCCGTTAAAACATATTCCCCATCTTTTGCTTCTTCTAAATTAATTTTAGTAAAAAAGAACTCAGCGTCTCCTGCTTTTTTAATATACTTTGCAGTGAGTGCCGGCATAAAAATTGCATCAAAGTAATTTAACAATGGTTCTTCACTTCCATTCTCGCCATAAAAAACCAAATTAAAGTTTGCAACCATACTAC